CACCTTAACACCTAAAACACTTTATTATATATATATATATATATAATAAAGTGTTTTAGGTGTTAAGGTGTGTAATTAAGTAAGTTGTTATTAAGTAATTGTAATTAAGTAAGTTGTTATTAAGTAATTGTAATTAAGTAAGTTGTTATTAAGTAATTATAATTAAGTAAGTTGTTATTAAGTAATTATAATTAAGTAAGGTTTTTTATTTTTAAAAAAAAATTGTTATTAAGTAAGTAGCAAAATTATATAATAATTGTTATTAAGTAAGTAACAAAATCCCCTTTCTATTAGTGTGGGTTTCTTCATTTCCCAAGTGTGTTTAAGATTATCCCCCCCGCTCCTTGAACTCCCTTTAATATATTTATATGATGGCGGCAGTCTGTATTATATTATATTTTATTTTTTTATTTTATATAATATATAAATGGGTATAGTTATACAGATACCACCATTTATATAGTGTTCTATAATTTTTAATTGGGTGGTTATGTCGGTGGATATGGTTAAGATTTCCCATTTCTCATTTTTTTATTTTTATTTTTTATTTTTTCTAAAATGGAATATTATATTTTTGTTCAAAGTAAAACCGGTTTAAAATGGGACAACCATCCACAACCACCCACCATAACCACCAACCCTATTAATTTAGACCCAATTAGATCTTCTTTTTATCCCTATATTTTTCATATCAGGTTATTATCGTTTATTTAGATTTTGTTGATAAATAGTAGAGCAATGTTTAAAAATTGTTTTAGAGGGTCTAAACAACAACAACAACGACCACCACCACCGCCACCACCACCGCCACCACCGCCACCACAACAGCGAGAAAACCCAACAAGAAGTTTTACACCTGAATATGTAAGAAATTTACTAGAAGCAAATAATAATTATGTATCTCAAAGAGTTATCGATGATATAGAAGACTTTCATAATTTATATGGTCATTTTCAACTAATAATAGATAATTATAGTTGGTTACTTGATGCATTAACCCCAAACGGGCATATGTCTATGGCATTAAGAGTAGCATTACGCGACAGACGATTAAATGACATGAATAGAGCAGTATTAAGAGAGAGAGAATATCCACATGTATTACACACACCCTTTTTAAATCGCCAACCTACGGGGCATACTTTACAAGAAGAAGCAGGAGATATAGATTTAAATCATGATAGAGAGAGGAATTTTCCAGGGGCACAAAGTCTTAAAATCATGAGGTCAAAAATGGGAAAAGAACCATCGGGAAATGTTGGAGAAGGATTAAAGAGAAAAAACCGTTGGATTACACATGTAAAAGCATATCAAGCAAAACATAATATTCCATACAGCATAGCATTAAGACAAGCAAAAAAAACATATTATTAGTTGTGGTGAAATAAAAAAAATGATTTTGTTTTTAAAAAGTTATTTAAGAATAGAACAATATATATATTAAACATGATTATCCCACTACAAGATATTCAAGGATTAGTTTATACTGAATACATCAATTTAGATAACGCTTTGAAAATCTTGAAGAATTGGGATAATATAATTAATAATTTACCAGAAGAACGCAAAAAAATAATTTTAGAAAGACAAAAAGAATTTGACCCTCTAATCTCACTAAAAAAAATCTGTAAAAATAAGCAATCTATTAATAATGTATCATATCTACCATCCAAAGCTTTAAAAAATATGGGTAGATTATTTGCACAATCTGCTTCACTCCAAAATTTACCAAAAGAAATTAGAGGCGCTATTGGTACTAATTACTATGACATTGATATGGTTAATTGTCATCCAACATTATTATTACAATATTGCCGTAAAAATGATATCAAATGTGATAATCTTGAATATTATGTTGATAATCGTGATGACGTAATTGAAAAAATTATGAATGATTATAGACTAAATAAAGGAGATGTTAAACAATTATTTTTAAGTGTTATGAATGGTGGAAAGCGTGATGGAATAACCTATTCTTTCTTTATCAACTTTTCAAAAGAGTGTGAAAGAATTCATACCTTTATTTCTTCATTAAACCCCAAGTTATACAAAGATGTTTGCAAAAGAAAGGAATTTAATATTAATGGTTCTCTAACTAATATCATATTATGTAATTTGGAAAATGAAATTTTACTGAATGCCGTTCAATATTTGAAAAGCAAAGGTTATAATATTGATGTCCTTGTATTTGATGGATTTATGGTAAGAAAAGATACAGATAAAGAAATTACAGATGAATTATTGAATGAATTGGGTGGTTATGTTCTAGAAAAAACAGGATATGAAATTAATTTTATTGAGAAACAATTAGATAATTCGTTAGATTTAACTATTTATGATAATTCAACTGGTGATATTGAAAATCAAGTATCATATTATAAAGACAAAGAAGAATTTGAAAAAACGCACCTTAAAATAGTACATCCGCCTATTTATATTAGTGTTGTAAAAGATAAATTTGAATTACAGTCCAGAGATAGTTTATTGCAATCGTATCAAGATATTAAAACGTGGATTACTGTCAAAACAAAGAGTGGTGATATAATTGATAAAACTTCATTTATTAAAGCTTGGATTAATGATGAAAACATTAGAAAATATGATAGTCTTGTATTTACCCCATCACCACTAAAACACGATTTAAGAGATTATAACACTTGGAAGGGATTTGATAATGAAAAGAAACCGCTCCCCGCTAATTTTAATATTGATACCAATGAGTATATCATTAGATTTAAAGAGTATATTTTCAATCTTTTCAATGGAAGAGAAAAATATGTAAATTATTTCATAGCATGGGTTGCTAATATTATTCAATATCCAGCATATAGAAGTCAGGTGTGTATTATCCTTTATTCATTAATTGAAGGAGTTGGAAAAACTAAATTAATTGAATTAATTGAAAATATTATTGGTGAAAAATATTCATTTGCTATAACTGATATTTCCAATCAATTATTTGGAAAACATTCAATGGCAGAATTTGAAAAGTTATTCATTTCATTAAGTGAAATTAAAGGTAAGGATACTTATTCCAATACTGAAACTTTCAAATCAAGAATTACAGACCCTAAAAGAGATTTTGAACCAAAAGGACTTAAAAGTTTCAATGGTATTAATTACTGTAATTATATTTGTAGTACCAATAATATTAATTCAGTAAATGCTGGGGATAATGATCGCCGTTTCTGTGTTATTACTTGTAATAATAAAAAAGCAAATGATAAAATTTACTTTATGAACTTTGATAATGAAATTGTTAAAAATGAAGAAGCAATAAGATGCATTTATCAATATCTTAAATTATTTCCAATTGAAAAATATGTTCCGAATAGATTGTTTCAGTATGATGAATATAGACCTACTGACGATGCCCTATATCAAGATTTGAAAGAATATAATAGAGAAATTGAATGGGATTTCCTTGAATATTTCGTAAAGAAATTTAAATCGTCATCTATATTAAAATTGGAAACATCTAAATTATGGTTGGCGTTTGAACACTTCTTGGAAGAAGCAGGAGAAAAAAGAAGAATTGAAGGCATTACATCTAAGAAATTCCATTTCAGTTTCAAACAGAAGGTATGCCAAATAATCCAAAATACTGAAAATTATGATAATGCTATATTATATAGCACAAGAGAAAAAAGGATTGCCATGAATGGTTATGACTGCTATGTATTTGATATTCCAGAATTGATTAAATACTTAAAACTAGATTTAGTTGAATTTATTGAAGATTAGATAAGTTTTTTAGAGACATCCTTTTATTTTTCATTGAAATTTTTGCCCTTTCAATTATTTTTGCTCGGAATTCAGCGTCTGTATAATAACGCTCCATATTTCTTTCACGAGACATTTTATAATATTTTTCTTTATTTGCTTCTAAATATGTTTTATTATATTCCTTTTTGTTAAATTGAGGAATTTCAGGAACTTCCATTTTTTTAATGTGATGTTATATCTATATTATAATAATATTCTTAAATAACTTTTAGAAAATTAAAAGCAGGGTTTATTACTTATCTAATTGTATAATATAATCAATATTATTATTACCTTTCTTAAATAGGTAATGGTACTTTTTATAGTTTGGTTCAATTAATCTATATCTAAGATAATTATCAGTTATATGAACTCGCTTAATGGGATTTTTATTAGATGCTTTCAAATGTGCCCGTGCGTTTGTAGTATTCCAATAGTTTTTATCAAATAATACCGCTTGAATATTATCTTTCATTTAATATAGAATTATATTTTATTATGCCTACACCAACAGACCAAATATTATATGATAAAATTAAGCAAATAATAACAAGTAAATATAAACCATCGGGAAGAGTTAAAAAGTATGCTATACTTTAACACAGCATTTATTATTTTCGCATACTTGGACTACATCAACCGATAATGATGTTGGTAATGCCATTTTACCTTCATATTGTTTTTTTATCTTTATTTTTATTTTACTTGGGAAGCTGAATTCCTGACCTTCTATTATCTGATCGTAGTCCTCAATTACTGATTGTATATAATCCGGTGTTATTGAAGCTTCATCAGTCGTTAATTTGCTGTCTATCTGATGACATAATTTATTGAATTTTATCTGTAATTGGTGATTGTGCTGAATATTTTCATATATCTTAAAATTTGAAATGAGAGATAATATAAGACCAGTAGAACTATTAAGAATAATGTTCAGTATTTTCAATAAATTCTGGTCTTCTATAATGGAATTTATACAGACCATAACAGAATTACAGATGATTAATGGAATGCTTATAACATTCTTTATAAAATTATAATAATTAAATGTTTCTTCTGCTAATATAGAATTTATAAAGCATTTTTCCTTATAAGAAACTAATAATAATTTTTGGTTTTCATTCAACATTCTATATTATAATAATTTTTTATTATCTAATGTATAAAGATGGAAGGAGAAGACGAAGAAAAGAAATTATACCAATTATTAAAGGTCAGCAATCCCAAAAAGGTTCTTGAAAATGCTCGTTTATATTTCAATGACCCCAATATTAAATTGTATGTAAGTTCTCATAAGAATTCCAAATATGCTATATATGACCCAATAAATAAAAAAATGGTTAATTTTGGTCATATCGATTATGAGGACTACACAAAACACCAAGATAAGACACGCCAGAAGAACTACTTATCAAGAGCATCTAATATAAAAGGAAAATGGAAAGACAATCCTTATTCTCCCAATAATTTAAGTATTGCAATTTTATGGTCTTAAATGGTAAAATAAATATAATATAATTATTATATAGAATAAATGAGTTTTACATTGATTATCAATTCTTCAAATGTATCTAATAAGAATACTAATGCTACATTTCAATATAATTTTATTGGTGGAAATTTTGCGGTGGATGATAGTATGGAGGTTATGCTTTCATCCGCTCAAATTCCTTATAGTATTTTTAATATTACATCTTTTTATAATAACAATAAATTAATAATAGGATTTCCAACTGGCGCATTAACTAATTCATATACTACCTTTAATATTACATTTCCTGATGGTTTTTATACCATTAGTGACATACGAAATTATGTTCAACAATTCTGTATTGCTAATGGATTATATTTAATCAATGCTAGCGGAAATAATGTTTATTATGTTGATTTTCAAACGAGTATCTCATATTATGCTAACCAAATATTATTATATACCGTTCCTCTTTCATTGCCTGTTGGTTGGACTCAACCTTCTAATTGGATTGGGTATTCAACATTTACAAGTGTTAGAACTCCTTATTTACAATTTCCGGTTGCTAATCAATTCCATGAATATTTAGGATTTAATAACGGCGTTTATCCTACTGGCGCTTTAACCACTGGTTATACCACTAATTATTCACTCATATCTAATAGAATGCCTCCTATTGGAAGTTATGTTAATTCGATCATCGTTCATTGTAGTTTGGTTAAAAATACAGTAGTTTCACCAAGTGATATAGTAGATGCTTTTCAAATTACAAATACTGCATTTGGTTCTAATATAAATTATGCTCCAACAATTGAAAAATTTGTGAAATTAACAAAAGGCAATTATTCAAGTATGATTATATACCTAACAGACCAAAATAATAATCCGATAAATTTATTAGACCCTAATGTTTTGATAACATTTCTATTCAAAAAATTTAAATCTAAATAATATAGTAGATAATGTATAAAAATAAGTTGTTTCTTAATGGTCTTAAATATCTATTAAAAAAGAAAGGTTCATTTAAACCGCATAAAACAAAGCATAGCAATGCTACTGGTGGAAGTTTGAAAAATCTTGATAATTATTTATTATCATTAGTAGGAGGCGTTCGTAATATGTCTGTAAAACCTAAACGGAAAAGCGGTGGTTCTTGTTATAGTAGAGGTTTAAGTTTTGTCCGTTAAATTCTTCAAATATTCCCGTAATATCTTATCATTTTCTTTTGTATTGTTGCTAAATAGTTTTAAGAACTCTTTATAAGCAGTTTCTTTATCATTTTTATCGCATAGAAATTTAATAAATGCTATACAAAACCAACCGCACGCTTCGCTATTCCAGTCTTGAATATCTTTTTCATTATAAATATAGGGTTTGATTTTGATTTCGAGTTCTAATGGTGGTATAAATCCATAACTATCAAAATAAATCGATTTGAGTGGGTGAGAATAACAAGCGGTCCAATGTGTTCCTTCGTTTTTGCTAGTATCTAAATTAATGATATAAAATCCAACCTTTAAATTGTCCTTAATTTCATCTCTCATTAATACGTTTTCTAATGGTAGTTTTGCATTTTTCGTGATATTCATAATATTGATGTCAGTCAATGATTTTAAATTACTCATTTATTTTTTTCTATCCTATAATATAGAAAAATAATAATGATATATCAAATCAAAATTAAACCTCTAACAAAAACCCAAATTTCAAATTTAGGCAAAGGAAAAGGAGTAAGAGTTCATGCTGGTAGTTTTCCCATAGAAGTAGATAAAAAACAATATACCCGATTTCATAAAAATCATAATTCTGGTAAAGCATTTACATTAAAATTAAGTGCTAAACAAGGAAAAGGAATATTTGGGGACATATTCAAATTTATCAAATCTAAACCAATACTAAAAGAAGCGGTAAATGCCGGAATTCGTGGTTCTAAGAAATACGCACATAAAGGAATAGATTATCTATCACGAAAAGCACATAGTAAAGTCGAGGATTTCCAGACAATTGGCGATGGACTACGACGACGACCAATTAAAAGACGAGGTAAAGGACTTTTTGGAACTATTCTAGGCGGTGCTGCTGGATTAAGTAATTTAATTGGTGGTCCAGGTTCAAAAGAAGCAAGTCAAGTATTAGGAACTATTGGTGATGTTTCTAATGCTCTTGGATTTGGTATGAAAAGACGAGGAACAAAACGAAAAGCAACATCAGCACAATTAAAAGCATTAGCATTAGGGCGTGCTATTCGTGATGCCAATCGTAGTAAAAAAGGATCAGGAAGACCGCGAACTCATTGTTATCGTGGTTCTGCATTACTTCCAGCAGGATATTAGAAAGATATTATTTTTTCCTATTTATAATTAGTAAATGGCACAATATCCACCGCCATTAAATTATTTTACTGGTATTAATTATAATAATACTTTTTATTCATCATCATTTTATGTTTCAAAAAGCGGTGATACTATGACAGGAAAATTAATAACACCTTCCATAGATGTTAAATCTTCTATATCATCTCCTAGTATAATTTATAATGGAAGTGAAATATCGTCTGTATATTCAACAACTACTGCTACCAACTCTGCTATAACAACTGCTTTAACCCCTTATTCGACAACTACTTCTATGAATAATGCTATATCAACTGCTTTAACCCCTTATTCGACAACTACTTCTATGAATAATGCTATATCAACTGCTTTAACCCCTTATTTACAAAAAGCGGGTGATACTATGACTGGAATTCTAAATATTACTACTACAAATACTACAAACAATCAAATAATAATAAAATCTACTTCTGCCCTTAATTATGCTTCTATTCAATTTCAAAATAATAATGCTACTGCTGATACTGCTTTTATCGGTATTGGTTGTACTGGTTGCGGAGGTAATTATGCAAACAATTTATTTTTAGAGGCGAAAAATTCAATGATATTTCAAACAGGTGGTCAGCAAACAACAGAAACTCCTAAAATGATTATAAATAATTCTGGTAATGTTGGTATAGGAACAATAGCACCCGGAAATAAATTAGATGTTAGAGGTTTAATGAATATTGAAGGATTAGCAATAGTTGATGGTACAACATATACAAATCAATATCAAATGTTTATAACAGCACCAACAACTGATTTTTTACCTGGTTCTGCTTCAATACAAACAATGCGCCAAAATTTTGGATTTGGTCAAAATTTAAACATTCAAACAGCAACAGGGTCTACATTAAGATTAGGAACAACCACAACTAATTCTCAAATTAATTTAAATGGTTTAAAAATCAATGGAACTGATGGAATTTATACTCTTTTACAAACTAATTTAAATACTGATATTAGTTTATGTCAAAATAGTGCTAATACAACCGGAGGAAATATAAGTATGACTACATTTGGCGCTGCTGGATTTATAGATATGTATACAAACGCAACGCGAAGATTAAAAATTTATGCAAATGGTAATATTCACGTTCAAAATAATTTATCAATTGGTGGCACTGCTATAAATACTAATACTCCAATGACAATTTATTCAGATTCTACAACTAAAAACGGTATTATATTTTTTCCTTCGCCATATTATATAAATAATACCAATGGTGCTAATTTACAAGCAAATTTAATTTCAGTTGCTTGTTCTACAACTGGAACACCTATTTCAACTGTTTTATCAAGTATAGTAAATGATGGGTGGAATGGTATCGATACTTCAACAATTTTAGAATGTGTAGGTAATGCTAATAGTGGTTATAATTTCTCATCTAAAATTATATTAGATGGGTCGTATGCAACAAATCAACCGAAAGGCACATCTGCATCAACTATTAATTTTCAAAATATCCAATCTGGGGCATGGACTACTAATTTTAGCGTTGGAACTAATACGATTAATTGCGGCGCTTTTTATACTTTAAATGATAATTTATTAACATCTAATTTATTAATTACAAGTAGATTTTCGACATCTGCATATAACAATAATATTGTAATGAAAAATATATTGGTTTCCGCTTTTTCGAATGCTGGCGGAACTTATAATAATGGTTATTATGTTATTGATGTATTAGATTATACAAGTCAAGCAGGACTTGCTTATTTATGGTTAAATTTGCAATCATCAGTTGGTCTTTATTGGTGTGGTCGTATTGTAATTGCGAATAGTAATTCTTTAACTGTTTATCCTGATTTTTTTAATAGTGTTCAATTGACTTTGGCAAATTCTAATGGGAGATTATCATTGATTGTGCAATCGCCTTTAGGTACTGGCGTTGGTGGATTAATTCAATTAAACGTTAAAATTATGGGTTAAATAATATTATTTAATAATAATAAATGATAGAAGATAATTTTATAACATTAATATTTAAAAGAGAAAACAGAAACCAATTATTAAAAGAAACTGATAAATATTTATTACCTGATTTTAATATTACACCTGAAAATTTAGAATTAATTAAATCATATAGGCAAGAATTAAGAGATTATACTAAACATGATGATTTTATTAATTATAATGGTTCTAATATTATTTTTCCAGACTTTCCAATTTTCCCATTTTAATTTTATTATTTTTTTATTATCTTATTATAATAGTTATGGCGGATTTAGTTAATTTTTATTCATATGTTCCGAAAGACAAAAGCAAAGATAAAACAAAAGGATTTAAAAATCATTTTATAGACAAAAATTCAAGAATATTAATGATTGGGTCATCTGGAACAGGTAAAAGCAATGCTCTAATTAATTTTATTGAAAAATCATCAGGAGAATTTTTTAAAATTATTATTTGTAGTTTTTCAACAACTGACGAACCACTATATCAATATCTACATGAAAAAATACCATCAGTTGAATTGATTAATACTATTGATGATGTTCCTCAGGTTCAGGATTTTGATGACAAGGATAAAAGCAAATCTAAATTAATAATTTTTGATGATTTTATTAATTTAAGTAAAAAAGAAATGAAAAAAATATTTGATTATGCTATATCATCTCGAAAATTTGGTTTTACTTGTGTATTTATGGCTCAGTCTTATACAGCAGTTCCAAAGATTATATCCCGTAATTGTAATTATATATTCATATTTAGAATAAATGATAAATATTCAATTAAAAGAATTATAAGCAATCATGGTTTATCATCGCACATATCACCAGAAACCATAGAACAATTTTATTATTATAGTATAGAAGAACCATTATCATTCTTACTAATTGATTTGAAGACTAATGACGACCATTTAAGATTTAGAAAGGGATTTACAGAGTTTTTATCATAAACCTTTATTTTTTTAGATACATATAAGCATTATCAATATTATATAGTTTCTTGTATAAGTTATTAACTTCAACAACTAATTTAGGATTGGTATTTCCTGCTTCAATCTGTGATGCTACTAATCTTAATCTATTTTTCATTTTTTCCTGATTGCTAATTGTTCTAGGTTTTCTTTTTATTAGTTTCTGAATTCCTTTACCTGCTTTGGGTTTTCTTCCTCGTTTCTTTTTCTGTGGTTGTGTTTCAACTACTGGTTCTAATGCTAATGCTTCTCTTAATGAGCGTTCCTCTTCTGCTTTCTGTCTCTCTGCTTCTTGTATCATTCTTTCTCTTACTATTGGTTCATATGATCCTCTTGGAGTTCCTTTATCCGTTCTTTTACCCGGATTTAATATTCTTTCTTGTATTCTTGTTGATACACCTGATAATGATGCTGGTCCTCGTACTGGTCCTCGTGCTGCCATTCCTCGTTGTTCTGAAAGTAATTGTGTATATCGTGCTAATCTTACAGGGTCTTGAAGTATTTCATCTATTTCTGTATCCTGTTTTTTTCTTCCTAGATGTCCTCTATATACTCGCTTAATTATGTTTGATGCATAAATCTTATTAGATTGTTCTAATTGTCTTGTTAATTCTTCTTCTTCTTCTGCTCGTGATGGTTTAGATTGTCTTTTTAAATTAGTACTAATTGGCATATTCTTTATAATATTCATCGCTAATTGTTTTGATTGTTGTTTTGATAAATCTTGTCTTACTTCTTTTGGTGGTTTCTGTAATCCTTGTCTGTTTACAGGTCTATTCATAACATCACTAATTGATGTAGATATTGGATAATCCTTATATTTTTCTAATGCTTGTCGTTTTTCCAATTCTTTTTCTCTTGCTCTATCAAATCTTTTTCTTAAAAATTTATTTTCTATTGCGTTTTTAATCTTACCTTCAGCATTAACTTCAGCTTTAGCATCTTTAAACACTTGACTGTACAGTTTTCTTTTCATGAAAGCTTTTAATTTATCTCCTTCATTCTGTAATGCTTTTTCTTCTGATCGTCTTATCAATTCTTCTATTTTTGCATCTTCAAAGTCTAATTTATCTCTATAATCTAATACATTTTCTTGATAATTTTTTCTTGGTTGTCTTCGTTTCAATACCCCTTCAAGTTTTGTTGCTGCTAGTTGCCTTTGCTCTTGTAATGCTTTTTCTTCTGATCGTCTTATCAATTCTTCTATTTTTGCATCTTCAAAGTCTAATTTATCTCTATAATCTAATAAATTTTCTTGATAATTTTTTCTTGGTTGTCTTCGTTTCAATACTCCTTGAAGTTTTGTTGCTGCCAGTTGCTTTTGCCCTTGTGATAAAACTTCATCTAATCGTTGTCTTCCTTCAATTCTTTCTTCTCTTCTTCTTGCCAAATCTTGTTCTCTTTTTATTCCTTCTCTTATTAATGCTTCTTCTTCTGCTCTTTCTCTTCCCTTTCCCGCTTCTCTTTCTAAATATACATTATCTCTATACATTTCCTCAAATTTGTTTGCCTTATTTTTTAGTCTTGCTTGAAGAAAAGAAGTAGCTTTACCGAGAATACTATTTACTTTTGTTAAAAAATATGCTACAACCATTTTAGCATTTAAAGTCTTGTTATTATATCCATAATCGCTCAAAAATTGCCTACCTATCATATCAAAATTTTTATTAATATTAAACTTGTCCTCATCGCCTATATTTTTTAATATTTCTTCTTTAAATGATGTATCTTGAAAGAGGTCTCCAAGTTTATCTTTTAATTCTTTTGTATTTTGAGTGATTGCCCGTTGTTTATATAATAATGGGTCATATTTCTCTTGTTGTATTTCCTTTAATCTTTGATAATATTCCGCTTCGCTTTCATTTGGTTGTTGTTGTAAATTTAATCGATTTCTGTTTATTTGTTGAAGGTCTTTTTCATACACTTGTAATTTAGCTTTATTACTTTGTGCCGTTAAAGCATTTGTTTTCTCTAAATCCTTCACTTTTCTTTGATTTGTTGATATTGTATTATCAATATAATCATACAACTTATATTTTTCCTTTAATTCCTTTTCCAGTTTTTCTTTGATTGTAATTTCGTTTTGTAAAGTTCTGAGATTACCAAAATTACTTCCTTTTTCATCTATTTCATTTTTGATTTTCTTGATGCTCTCATCAGCGTCCTTAATTTTAGTGCCTAATTTTTGTATATCATTTGATACATAAGCACGGTCACCTAATAATTCACTTGTATCATCGATTAATCGTGCAGTATCCATTGGACGTTCTAAATCTAAATCATAATCAACTCCCTTATATTTCATTAGTCTTCCATTGATTATATTGGGTGCTGTTATTTCTTCCTGTTCTTGTTGTTGGTATGTATCAATCATTTCTTTCGTAATTCCTGATAATGGTTTATAATTGGTAGGTTCTTGCCGTTGTCCATTTATTGCTGAATATGAAATATCGTGTAGTCGTCTTACCGTCTTATTTTCCGCTATACTTGAATTGACAATTTTATTTAATAATGACATATCTTATTATATAAATGGAAAAAAATTATTATCTTATTAATATAATAGAAAATACTAAATGACAGATAATTATGAATTTAATAAATCTATGGAAGTTCAAACCGAAGGTATGTATTCCCCTTATACTGATAAACAATACAACAATTATTTAAATGATATTAATTCTGGTGTCTATACTAATAATGGTTTATCATTAGTTCAGTTTGATTTATCATCAATTTATAATTCATCTAAATTTCTTGATACCGGTGATTTATTCCTTGTTCTTCCTATTACTATGGTCGCTGCTTTCAGTACTTCAACTCCTGGAACTCTTGTTACTCCAACTGCTGGAAACGTCAATTTATTATCCTTAAAAAATAATTTTGTCAATTTAATTCATCAAGGAGACTTAACCATTAATGGAAAAACAGTAGAAGACGCACAACCATTTGTCAATATCGCTAAACATTTTCAAATGCTCTCTGAAATGTCAATTGGAGATTTAAAAACGATCGGATATTCTCTTGGAATTACTGATGTGGATAATTGGAAATCAAAAATTTATAATGGTTCTACAACTGCTGCTGTGACCACTAAAAGCGGAAATGGTATGACTAATAATCGCCCATTCACACCACAAGCAACAACTGGTGGATCTGATAATGTCTGTTCTACTACCGGTCAATTTGACAGAGTTGTAAATACAAGCATACAAAAACGTCTTGGACGATATCAAGATACAACCGCTGGTGGTACTAATGGAATATTTGGAAATACTTCCGCTTTTATTTCATCTCTAACTCAATTAAATAATGACTTTTACCCAACTTATCAAATCCTCAATACTAATTATATGGTTTGGTATGATTATTGTGTTGTCAAACTATCTACAATTTTTGAAAGTTTAAATTCTATTGGTCTTACCCGTAAAGCAGATATATTCCTCCGTCTATATGTCAATACAGGAACTCTAAATGCTACTATTGCTACTCCAAATACTACAACTCCGGGTTATTCATTAACTGTTGCTAATAATTCTTTTAATAATACTTGTCCTTTTACTCTTAATTATTTAAATGAAACTAGTGCCAATGGTGGAATACCTGCTACAGTTGCTAATATTACCGCTGGTTTATATATTTCTAAACCTCCTGCAACTTCTTATAATAGTATCAATCTTGCTAATTCTCAGGCATCCCATTCCCTCACAGCATGTCGCATTTATTATTCTCAAATAATTGTTCAACCAGATTTAGCAGAAGAATACGTAATAAGCAATCGTGCTAAGAAATGTATTTATAGAACTATTTTAACTAATCAATATAATAATATTACTGGTGGTGGTAATTTCAATCAACTTATTTCATCTGGTGTAGTTCATCCAACAGGAATTTTAATTGTTCCATATGTATCATCACAAGCGACATTTTCATTTGGTGACTTTGCTTGGAAATCTCCATTTGATACAGTTCCTGGTGATGCTCATCCACTTTCTCTAACTTCTCTTCAAGTAACAATTGGGGGTCAAAATGTCCTTCAATCAGTTCTTAATTATAACTATGAAACATTTATGGAACAAATAGTATATGCTGAACAATTAACATCAGCAGATTTTGGAGTTACAACTGGTTTATTTGATGCTTCCTTTTGGAATTATAACCGATTTTATTATATAAATATTGAACGTTCTAATATCACTGATAAATTACAACCACGAAACATCAATATTAGTTTTACCAATAATAATAATGTTCCCATTGATGTTCTTGTATTCACCTTTAAGAGCAATCAACTCACTATTGATTGTGAAAGTGGTATTGTATCCGTTCCTTAGATGTAAAATTGTTGAAAACTTTATTTTTTTTAATATCTAATATATATATTAGATTTATAAAGAGATGTCAAATTTGACGCCAGAAGAAATATTATTCTTAGAAAGAATAGAAAACCAACGCATTAAACATAATCAAACCCAGAAAAAATACAGAGCAGATAAAGCAGACCAGATAAAGGAATATAATAAAAAATATTATGAAACCAGACGAGATAAATTCAATTCAATCAAAAGCAAAATACGGAAAGAACCGATTAATATTAATTTGGCAGAAATAACAGCAGTTCCAATTATTGATAGACGATCAAGAAGAGGGAAAAAACAATCATTAACAACAGAAATAAAACCAAGATATGAAACCAGAGCAGAACCATTAGAATATTCAACAATTAATGATTATATAGCAAAGGCAAACATAATAAATAAATTATTCAATAAAAGAAACTTACCAGCAGAAGTAAAAGCAGAATTGAAGAAGTTATTGAATGATAATAATAATATTGATGAAGAATTAATTTTAGATGAAATGGATTATATAAACGATAATATAGGCAATACACTAGACCAATTAAGAACCCATTATAAAAATGACAACTCTTTCAAAGCATATACAAATATTTTAACTGTTATAGCAAGTCATTTAAAGACCATTAATAGAAGTATTCATCAAACATTAACCAAAACTGGAATTTATGTAAATAAGAAGGTTCAGGAACAACGAGAAGAGAATGTTTTAGATGAAGAAGATTTCGAAAAAATTATTGATTTAGATAAATCAGCAGTAATTAAGAATATTAGCAAATTACCACGAATTGATGATATATTAATCTATACTTTATACACTTTACAACCAGCGCGACGATTAGATTATAGAAATGTTAAAATTACTAATGAAACTGATCTAAATAAACTAAATGACCCATCAACAAATTATTTAATATTAGATACAATGCCTTATAAATTTGTATTCAATTTTTATAAGACTTATAAAATATACGGGCAACAAGTTATACCAGTAGAAGATAAAACATTAAATATTGTCATTGGTGAATATATTAATGAGAAAAAATTAAAGAGTGGGGATTATTTATTTAGTAAATTACGAGATAAAAGAGAAGTCATAGATGAACCAGCATTCAGTAAAAAAATTAGCGATATCTTCAATAAGGTTTATGGAGTTCCGATCAGTGTTAGATATTTAAGAATGAGTTGGGCAACCCATTTTTATATGACAAATCCAAGTGCTAGACAAATAAAGGAATTTACCTTTAAAATGGCGCATAGTCCTGATGAAAGCATTAAATATAAAAAACTAATACAATAAAAAAAGAATTGAATTATGCATTCTTGGGCGGTCTTCCGCGCTTATTTTTTTCAGGAATTGATAAAAGGGCATTTGAGAACACATCATTTATCATATCATTAGCATTAACAGACGCATTTAATTTTCTAATCAAATCATCTTTTTTCTTTTGGTTAATTTGTGATATTATTTCATTTGCATTATTTTGCTTTGCTCTCAATAATGCATTTCTTGCTAATTTATTACGAATAGCATTTTGGAGTGTAGTTGCTGTATTATTTTGAATTGCTTGTTTTGCTTGTTTTTGTTTTGCTCTGTATTGTCGCATATACTCCGCTTTTTCATCATTATATTTTTCTTTTCCCAATTTTGCTTTTAATTTATCATTGAATTTTTCGATGTAACTCGCATTCAATTTATTATATTCCAATTTAGTCTGTTCCTTTGCTTTCATCATTTCTCTATGTTTGGCAACATACTCTTTATTTTTTTGGGGGTCTCTTGTTGGCATTTTACTTACTTATTAATTATATTTTAATTTATCCTTATATCAAAACTTTTAAAAAACTATTTAAAGGTAATTTATATAAACTTATTAAAAACTAATGATGAATAGCTTTGAAATGAAAAGACTTTCAGGAAAGGATGTATTTTTTAGAAGTCCTAATTATCCTAAAACTAAAAAAACCCAACCAGAAGAACTTGAAAAAATGGTTCTATTTTTGACTAATGAAGAATTTGAAGACTTTGATGGAATTAAACATAAACGAAGATTAGTTAATCCTGAGAATTTTGAAATAGTCCATAAATATCCGACCGATTTCATTCATGAGAAAGAAGATAAAGATGAAAAATACGTTTGCTTATGTTCTGAGGATAGTTGCGATCATTTAGTGATAGTTAAACACAAACCCACCAATATTCATTTTGCTGTTGGTTCTGTATGTTATTTACGCTTTAATGAATTGAATACCACTGAAATTTATTACAAATGTAAAGCAAAGAAATGCAATGATTGTAGAAACCCATTAGTTTTCAAGACTTGTAAATTTCCTAAAAATACTGATAAAAAATGTGATGGAATATGCTTTGGATGTGTTGAAAAAAAGAAAGAAGAAGCAAGAAAAGAAAAGGAGGAAGAAGAGAGAGTATATTTAAGAGTTCGTTATGAGGATAAAGATGATGCTAAATCTATGGGGGCAAGATGGAATCCAGAAAAGAAGAAATGGTATGCTCCTAATAACTCTGCGAAATATACTGAACTAATAGAGAAGTATAAATAGTTCATTCAAATTATTTTTATAACCTGATATGAAAAATATTGTGTTAGTCCTCTTCATCAAATAGAAATTCACCTCTTCCAACTATCATTTATATTAAATAATCATTTTTTTAATTTTTCATTTTCGTAAAGATAAAACATTATATCACTGTAAGTTGGACTTTTTTTAAATCCTTTATCATATAATTCTTTTATTTCATTTACATCTTCCTCAAACGAAATATCACTTATATCCCCTTCGTCATCATCATCATCTTTATAATCGGTATTAAATTGAATATTTGTATCTGGTGGTAATGTTTTAATTAAATCATATTCTTCTTTTGTTATGATGCCTTCATAAAAAAAAGTCTTTCTCCGTTCTTCAATATGCACATACCAATATATTTTATCTTTAATATCTGGATAAAATTTATCAATGATTAGGTCTCTTTTTTTATTAGAAATTTTAATATTTAAATCATGTGTAAGAAAATTAATGATTTCATCAACAATAGGCATATCTACTATAAATAATTACAAAAAAAATTGTGGTTCAAATTCATAGGGATAAAAAGAAGATCTAATTGGGTCTAAATTAATAGGGTTGGTGGTTATGGTGGGTGGTTGTGGATGGTTGTCCCATTTTAAACCGGTTTTACTTTGAACAAAAATATAATATTCCATTTTAGAAAAAATAAAAAATAAAAATAAAAAAATGAGAAATGGGAAATCTTAACCATATCCACCGACATAACCACCCAATTAAAAATTATAGAACACTATATAAATGGTGGTATCTGTATAACTATACCCATTTATATATTATATAAAATAAAAAAATAAAATATAATATAATACAGACTGCCGCCATCATATAAATATATTAAAGGGAGTTCAAGGAGCGGGGGGGATAATCTTAAACACACTTGGGAAATGAAGAAACCCACACTAATAGAAAGGGGATTTTGTTACTTACTTAATAACAATTATTATATAATTTTGCTACTTACTTAATAACAATTTTTTTTTAAAAATAAAAAACCTTACTTAATTATAATTACTTAATAACAACTTACTTAATTATAATTACTTAATAACAACTTACTTAATTACAATTACTTAATAACAACTTACTTAATTACAATTACTTAATAACAACTTACTTAATTACACACCTTAACACCTAAAACACTTTATTATATATATATATATATATAATAAAGTGTTTTAGGTGTTAAGGTG